TAGCAGCTAAAGCCGCACGTATTAAGAAAGCAAAGGAGCAATAAATGATAGAAATGATAGAACAACGCACAGAAGAATGGTTTGCCGCACGTTTGGGCAAAGTCACGGCAAGCAGGGTGGCTGACGTAATCGCCAAAACTAAGACAGGCTACAGCGCCAGCAGGGAAAATTACATGGCGCAACTGGTAGTTGAAAGGATTACCAATCAACCTACTGAGTCATACACAAATTCCGCTATGCAATGGGGCACAGACCAAGAGCCGTTTGCTAGGGCTGCATACGAACTTGCCAAGGGCGTAATTGTGGAAGAAGTAGGGTTTGTGCCTCACACCAACATTCCGATGGCAGGGGCTAGTCCTGATGGGTTTGTAGGAGTTAATGGCTTGGTAGAAATCAAATGCCCCAACACGGCAACCATGATCGAAACCCTGCTAACCAAGAAATGCCCACAGAAATATTTCACGCAAATCCAGTTTCAGCTTGCCTGCACGGACAGGGTGTTTTGCGACTATGTTGTGTTTGACCCACGTATGCCTAAACACTTGCAATTGTTTGTCACACGCATAGAACGTGATGAAGACTACATTGCACACATTGAAGATGAAATTCAGACTTTTCTTGAAGAAGTCGATCACAAAGTTAAATTGCTCAACTCGTTAGGAAATCCAAATGTCTAAGCTCAAAAAAGAAATCTCCACCATTGTTGGCAATTACACCAACGCCCAAGGTCAGCAAAAGAACCGCTACCAACGAATCGGCAGCATCATCGAAACCAAAAGTGGCGATATGCTGAAGCTAGACGTAATTCCCTTGCGTGATGGTGGGTGGGACGGCTGGGCTTACTTGAACGATCCTAAACCTAAAGATTTGGGGTTTGATGATGAGTTTTGAACACATTAGAGCCAGGTCTTCAGACCCTATCACATCATTCATGGCGGCTGACGCCGTTCCTAAATTTGCTAACAAGCACGTCAATACGATTATGGAATGCTTGGCAAAGCACGGGCCGCTAGGCAAAGATGGCATTGCCAAACACACGGGGCTTGATGGCGTTCAGATTTCTAGGCGGCTGCCTGAACTGCAAAAAGACGGTTTAATTATGCTGACAGGAAAAACTGTCAAATCTAGTACAGGCAACCAAGAACGTGAATGGAGGCTTGCAATACCATGTTAGAAATCGTTTTATTGTTGCTGTTAGGTGGTGCGGTGCTGTTATTGGCGGTTTTGGTTGCCTTTAACATTTTTAAAGACTAAGCCAATTTTTTGCTTTCGTCTTCAACTTCCGCAACACGCCTAGTCCAACCCCTGCCGAAATCACCGAAAGTAGGCAGGCTTTCTAGAAATCTTTGCCGTGTATCGGTAAATTTTTCTATGGTTTGTTGTGTGGGCTTGCCTTTAACTGCAGCCAAAGTTGCAGGGCCAATCAATCCATCATCTTTTACGCCTACCGTTTGTTGTAACAAGCGTATAGCCCTGCCAGCGCCTGAATTGACTGCACAATCAAAAACACACAAATCAACACCGGCAGGCAGATCATCACCCTTAACAGCGTCCCAATAACGCTGTTTGTAGAGTGGTGCAACCATTTCGGGCGTAAGTGACCGCATGGCTTGTTCATCTACTTCATGCCCTACAAATGCTTCCCAAACCCTTTTGGTAACACCAAGATTGGTGATGCCGCCTGGGTCTTTAGGATGATTGACAAACCCGCCTTCGTGCTTGAGCAGGGCAGCTAAAGCAGTCTGAAAGTTCTGTTTCATCAGTCAGGTGTAACTGCGCCAATCAAACCCGCAATGGCCAACCCTGCAGAGACAATCATGTCGGCCATGGCAGGGGCAATTGGCACACCAATAGCAGTCAGCAACAAAATAATGCCGCGCCATGTGGAAGATTCCTTAAGACGTTCTAAAACATAGTTTTTCATTTGTCGGCCTTTCGATCAAGTTTGTCAAAAATTTGCTTGCAGATTTCTTTTAGCTCATCAACATCCCTGCGGTAATCGTCCTTTGCTACGTAACGCTGCGGAAAATCCTCTAGTCTATCTTCTAACCTGTTAAGACTTTTGGTGATGTTGTTCAGTACCCAGCCTGCCAAAAAACCAGCACAGGTCACAACGATATTAAATACTTGTTGATTGTCCATTACATTTCACTAAGTTTGTTTTTGCCGGTTTGTTTTGTGCCTGCACCAAGCTCCAATGCTTTGCGTGTTTCAGCTTCTGCGGCACGTCTTGCTCTCATTTCCATTACAGATGTTCCAAGTTGCAAGCCAGGCACGGCTACGTTCAAACCTTTTTCAATACCAGCTTGAGCCAAACCACCAGCTTTTTCAGCCAATGCACCTACCAAAGTGTTGCTGTTGTTTACAAACGCACCACGGGGCTGCGCTTGGGTGTAACGAGCCACGTTACCTAGTGTCTTAAGTTGTGAGGCGGTTTCAGGGTTAAAAATCTCTTGCACGTTTTTAACGTCATCCAAACGCTTCAATGCTGTGTTGTATCCCTTTTGGGTAAAGTTGCCTTGTCCATCAACAATGCCTGCCTTGTCTGTAAGCCAATTGATAGTTCCTGCAGCCATGTGTTGATGTGCAGGCGAATCTTTGCCAAGATTATTGACCATTGTTTGGATGTTCTTGTTTACACCATTGACAACAAACTTATCAATAAACTTGTCTGCGGGTACAGCGTCATCTACGGCTGCTTTATAAGCAGGGTCTTTTTTCAGTAAATCAAACCGTGCTTTAGCCAAAGTCCTAGCTTTGTCAGCCAAGGGTTTTAAGGCTGATGCGCCGCCTTGTAGTGGCAAATCTTCCAATGCCTGACGCACAATGCTTGATGCTTGCGCTGCATTCCCGTCACCGCTACGTTCTGCCTTACGGATTTCTGATGCCAAGTTGGTACGCATCGCCTCAAACTGCTCAAACGTCATTGGTTCGGTTTTAAACCGTTCAAGCTGCTTGGCAATAGATGGGGGCAAGAATTCTGTTTTAAGTTTCTTACCCAATGCGGCTTCAGCGTTTTTGGCTATGGTTGCGCCATCAACAGGAAATTGACCGCCGTTGGCATCTTCCAATGCTTTGTAAGCAGCACGAATGTCTGTGTTTTTGGTTTCGTCTAGTGCTTTATAGGCGTCAATGATGCCTTGGCTGTTTTCTATGGTCTTTGTTCCATAGACATCAGGTGCGGCTTTTTCCCGAATCAATCCTAAATTTTCAATAAGCTGACCATTTTGTTCATTGAACCGCTGCGCCAATTCAGGGTCTTTGCCTCTGCGGTTTTGTTCATTGGACAATTTAACAATGTCGCCTGTAGCTTGACCTCTCGTAAGACGCACGGGCACAGGCAAAGAATCAGCTTCAATGTGCCGCATAAATGTGGGTACATTGGTCTTTTCTACCGGAATTGCAGACAAGGCTTTTTGTAGTTCAGGCGTAGCAACCGACAAAGCCTGTTTGATAGTCACCTCATCAGGCACAGCGGCAGCGCCAAGACTTTTTCTTTGGGCTTCTTGTGTTCCAGCTATGGTTGCGCTAGTTGCTGGCAAAACAGTTTGTTTAGGTGGCGTTAATTGAGCTTTGTTTGCCTCAAATCGAGATTGCATTACTTGCACTTGCTGGGGGGTCATAACTTCACCCTTGGCAGTTTTTTCAGCAATAGCAGCACGGACGGATGGAGGCAGATTTACATCTACGGCCATTGCTTTTTGCATTTCCAATGGATTTGCCAAATTACCTTTTAATGCATTCGTTGTTTGAATAGCTGGTTTTTTTACAAAAGGCAAAGCCATAGTCAAAGCATTAAAGCCTTGCTCAATGTCAGTTGGACTAATTCCTGTTTTTTCGCTTGCAAACTCTGCGCCTTTTTTGATTGCGCCACCTATGAACTCCATTGCTTGTGATGGCAACGATTCTTTATAAGCCTGTGTTTCTGCCAAACCGGTTAAACGACCAATTGGGTTGGCAATAGCACCAGCAAGTTTTTGAGATGATTCTGTGGCTTCTTTGTCTGTTAATCCAAAAGCGCGTCCTGCCCAATATCCACCAGTTCCAGCTATTGCCGATGGCAAATTGGCAACAACGTCTGCGGCAGATGCTAAAAATGCAGGGCCAGTTGTTTTGGCTTTTTCTTCATTTTGGAAAAATTTTTCTTTTAGCTTTTGAACTTCTGACTTTTCTTTAACAGATTCTGTAGGCGCTTCAGCTATGGCTTGACCTGTCAAAGCCTTTTCCCACATATCTGCCGTGCTAAATGCAAGTGCGGCAGGAGCAGCAGGAGCAGGAGCAGCCGTTGGTGCGTTTTTAGACTTAGCTGAAATCTCTCTTAACAAAGCATTGACATCGCCTTGCAAACGTGCTTTTTGCTGTGGGTCTGTGGTTTTGCTTAGTGCGTCTTGGGCTTTTCTTAGCTCGCCCTGAATGACCTGCAAAGCCTCGGTGTCACGCTCGGCTTGCACGTTCTTTGGAACTTGCGTTCCTACAGATTTGCCTGTAAGGGCTTGCTCCCAAAGATCAGCGGTTGCCATTACCGTATCACTCCAAGCTGTCTTGCCAATCTAATTTTGGCAAGCATATCTTCTTTTTCTTTTGGCGACATGGCTTGTGCAGCTTTTGCGACTTCTTCAGCAGTCATATCTTGGAAAATGCGCGGATCGGCAATTTGATTAAATTGCAGTTGTTTTTGGGCATATTGAGCCGCATCATTTTGTGCAGGCGTTAAAAAGTTTGCTCTTGCTAATTTCATGTTTTCTATGCCAATCATTTGATTAGCAATAGCAAGAATAGCTTTTTCGTTCAGTTTCTTGTTTGGTGTCGCAACTTCAGCCAATGCCCTTGCAGCATCTGTGTTGCCGCCAGCAAGAGCCAACAATGCAGAATTTTTAGCCAATTCTTCTGTATTAACTTTTTCTTGCTCATATGCAGGAATGCCAATAGCGTTAAGGATTCCTGCTGCCAATTCTTTGCGCTGACCGCCTACGCCTGTAAAGGATTCGGGTGCAAATTTTTTAATGTTTTGGAAAATGGCAATTCTTGGTTGTGCTTCTGCAGCATCTTTGACCGTTGTTTTAAAGTCTTCAGAAATAGAAGCACCACCTGCACCAAGCAAACTTGTTTGTGCAGGGCCAAGACCCGTAACCATAGGCTGATTACCACGTTGCGACATAGGGCCAACCAATTGAGTTTGACCAGTTGGGGTAACAATTTGTTGAGTTGGCGGTATTTGTGTTTCAAATGCAGTACCAGGCAAAATCTGACCTGGCAAATAAGGCCCAAATTGCCCTGTTTGTACAGTAGCACCGCCTGCGCCTGTGTTGATTCCTATACCTGTCGGCTGCATTGCAGACAAACGTGAGCCTTGATCTAAAGTTGTAAGCAGCTTGTCTTTTAGAAATTGTCTTAAACCTGCGGGGTTTTTTGCTTCTGCAAGGTAAGGAGCAATCAATTCTTTGGCACGTTCTTTAGGTATGCCCAATGCTCTAGCTTGTTCATCAGCATAGCTTAGAAGTTTTTTTTCAAGCGCTTCAGGTGCTATGGCTTCAGGAGTTTGCTCTGAAGCAATGATTAAAGGATTGTTTATCAGGGACGTTAGCCTGCTTGCAATGCCTAAAACTTGCTTGTTTGCAAAGTCTTGTTCTGCGGATCGCGTTCCGATAGCGCTCGTTTTAAATGTTTCCTGTGCACCAAAAGAGCCTGCCATGTCTTTTAGGTAGCTCAATCCCATTAAAGGCGCAACTTCGCTTGTAATTTTGGCTGCTTTTACAGGGTCATATTCGCCATTGGTTGTGTAAAGACTAGGATTAGCCATCACAGCTTGCATATTGCGGCGTTCTTTGTCTTTTTGTTCTTCAACGGACAAAGCAATTTGTCCCGTCCTAGCGGCTTGTTGTTGCTGCTGCAGAGCCAAAGGATTAGTTTGCTCGGCTTGTTGGTAAGCCTGTGCACCACGTACAACATTTATCATGTCGCCAAGGCTCATGCCTTGTATAGGACGTATTTGTGTGCCTATGGGTTGGATGTTGAAATCAGCCATTTGGTCTACCTATTGCGTTGTATGCATTCATAAAATTGCTCCCCGATACATCACCTGTATAAGAAGATGGCCCTAAATTAACGCCAGCAGGTCGAATCAAAGATGCCAAGGTTGCTGCATTGCCAATATTAGACAAACCCCCTGCCATAGCATTAGCTGCACCAATTTGACCCGCACCTGCGGCTGTAGCACCTCCTATGCCCAACTGACCAATGTTGGCGGCTGTGGTTTGACCTAACGTTTGCGCTTGACCTTGTGATGTTTGACCAATTCCAGCCAAGTTGCTCAACCTATTGTAAATGTCGGTCTGTTGATTGCGCCAATTGCTTAAAGCATCTTGATAAGCCCCTTGAGCCAAGCCGGTAGCAAACTTTTGACGCGCAAGGTCAACGTTAGAGCCTGGACTTCCTACGTTCATATTTTGGCTTACAGCCCCAAGACCTTGCTGCCTAATAAATTCATAATTGGGGGCAAGATTAGTTTGCAAATCAGCAGGTGTAAATGTTTTTGTAAACTGTGGCAACATCTGTTGAATGTTGGTCAATGCGCCGTAGCCTGCTTGCCTATAAGGAGCTTGTTGGGCATTGAGAATGTCAAACATTTCCCGTTGCTGACGGGCGGCATCACTAGCGGCTTGAACTTGACCTGCTGCGGCAGATTCGGCAGCACCAGCTTGACGCTGCGAACCCATGTACCCTAAAAGTGCGCTTCCACCAATTGCTACGGCAACCCAACTCATATCATTCTCCTGTTAACTTTTTGAGATCATTTCGAGCATCAAAAAGCGCGGTTTCATCCGGCTCGATCAATTCAGCCTCAATTTCATCAAGGTCGGTCTTATCAGTTCTGTGAATGGTGATGCCTATTGCATCGGTCACAGCCAGAGTCACCCGCTTAGTACCAGGCTTGGATTCGATAACGTCACCTGCCTGCAAACGCTTCATGCCGTTTTCTGTCCATGCAATTATTTCACCTTTTGCACATAAAAAAAAGTGCGGCTCTTTATGTACTTTGCCCACAATCAATGTGCCTGCAGGACGGTAAAGTTTTCGCATATACATACCAGGGCTAAATTGATGTTCAGTCACCAATTCGGCTTGCGGCATAGCAGCCATTTCTGACTGCAAACGGTCAACTTGCTCACGGCTTACAAAAGCAGGTAGTTCTAAATCATTCAAAACGTACCCCCACCAATCCCGTTTAAAGCAGTCAGGCTTGTGAACTTACCTGCTGCAGGTGTGGTCAATCCAATTGTGGAATTGTTGATTGCCACGTTTTGGATTGTTCCACCATTGATCACCACCGTGTTTACGGTTTGCGTCCAAACGTTAGGGTTCATCAGCCACAACAACCAAGGTTGACTCGGCCTGCCTGTCGTCACATCCAAAAATGGACTATATGGAATGTTGACGTTGTTGTTGGGTAATGTGGTGGCCATCAGTTATCACCAGCGCTTGCTTTTAGCTCGGCAGACACAACCACGGCTTTTATGGGGTCAGAAATTGCAACTTCAAAAATCCTGTCCCTAGACCAACCCAAACGCCGCCAAAGCGCACGATTTACATAATTGCCCATCATTCCTATGCTGACCCAATGCTCATTTGACCAAGTGCTGCCGCCATCGTTAGACCACCTCAACATGGCTTGGGGGTTTTGGCCTTGACCTGTATTCAAACCAACGCCAGGCTGAAATTGAATCTGAAATGAATCAAAATATTGCCTTTGCAGGTCTGTGGTCAGGTGTGGCGCTCGGCGCAGTCTGCGAATTCTTGCGCCATCTTCTGTATAGACTTCGTTTTCTACGCTGTAGATTTTGCCGTTTTCGTAATCGCCCACCAAATAACGGTTCGCAAAAAAACACCCACAATTAGCTCGATGGCGTTTATAAACAGCCAAATCAGAATCCCATGCCAACCATTTGTGCCAAGACTTTGTGGAAAGGTCATAGACCCATGTTAGTCCGTACTCACCTACGCTTGGAAAAGTTACGACATACATTTCATGGCCTTCAATCTGATAGGTAAAAGCCACAGCATCCGATACCACTTGATTCAACAAAGACTGCTCAACAGCATGAGTTGATATTTTTTGGTACTCATAGCCCGACATCATTTCGATGGTGGAATTGCCTCGCGTATCTTTACAGACCATCACAAAAGATGTTCCGAAACGCGCCACGGAAAATGCAGCACCACAACCGGCTTGGGCTGTAGTGCCTGGCACTCTTTGAAACGGAAAACTTGTGATTCCAGCAATCACATTACCCACGTCTGTCCAAACTTCGGTGGTCACGTCTTTAAGAAGATAAACCTGCCTGCGATCCACAATCATGCTGATAATGGGGTCAGGGAAGCCGTTGGCAGAGCCGTAAAGGGCTTGTGTGGATAGGCGCGAATCCAAGTCGGTGCAAGCCCAATTGAATGTGCCAGGCTCATTGTAGATGTTGTAGCCGTCCACAGAATCTACCACCGTAGCACCTTGCCATGGGCCATCACTAGATGGCAGGGTTGCAAAGCTGTTTGTGGATTGCACCCATGTGTATCGGTTTACACCGTCCACAATATAAGCCACCATGCCTTGAGTGGTCATGTTGTCTGATATGGACACATAGCCCGTGGTAGTGGTTAATGTGCCAATTTGTGTTGCGGTAAAGGATGAATCTATCTTATAAACTTTGTTATAGGAAACCGCTATGGCATATTGATCATTGGATAAGGTATGCAGACCGCGAACCGCGCCGTATTGAAGTTGAGTTCGCAGGGTAAGACCTGGCGTTGGATAAAGCGCCACAATGCCACGATCACCAGGCTGTTTAGATGTGTCAATCTCAGCAAAGAAATTGATGCACTCTTGGTCACCCTGATAAATAGATGGGGCAACGTAGCTTGTGCCGACAAAGCCAAAATCAGGCATTACGTTTTCCTTCTTATCAAGGACTTAACAGTTGCTATTTTTGCGTTAATTTTTTCGGCAATTTTTGACATAGTGACGCCATTTTTACGCAAAGACAGGATTTCATCAATCTGCTCATCAGTAAAGACTGAACGATGATGACTGCCGCCAGTTTTATGCTTGACCCTGCCTTTTTCATGCATATCAAAATTGTTTTCATGCAAATTAGCTACACGCAAATGAGCAGGATTACAACAAACACGATTGTCGCAAAGGTGCATCAAAAAACCTCGGGCTTTTTTATTGGTAGGCGCTCTAAGCTCAATCATGTTTGGGTTTGCTAAATTAAAGATAACCCGATGGGCGTAATAGCCTTTGTCATTAATCCAAGTGCGACCATAGCCACTTTTCTCAATTGTCCCAATCCAAGGCCAGCACTCGTCAGGATTTTTAACATCAACTTTGCTCCATAAGACTTCAGGCGTGTTTTGGGGTCTGCCAGGTTTTTCACCAATTGTTCCAGCAGCAATTTTTGCTTTGCGGTCTGCATATTCTTTACGGTGGTCTCTTGCCATATCAAATTTCCTTTCCGAAAACCTGATATTAGCGCATTTCCGTAAATCATCTGAAGCCGCCGTCCATAATAAAGCCCGCATCTTTAGCGCGTCCAACAATTAGGCTTTCAGGGTATCGCGCAATCTGAGCAGGACGCATATTGGTTCGTTTGATGGTCGCTTTGCCTTGTGCGGCATAGCCGTTAATCATGGCGGCCTGAATCTGATTCACTTTGCCGAACATAGGCATCAGTCGTTCTGCAAGACACCACCGCAACGCCATGTTGTAGCCCTGTGGTAGCTGGATGATGTCGTTCAAGGTTTGGAACTGACGAAAAATGGTTTGTGTGAACAGGTGCAGTTCACCTTGCTGCGGATTGGGATAGACATAGATTGTTCCCAACAGTTCACTTGGCTGGTAATAAATGGCTTTTGCCCAAGGGCCATTCAGTTGTTTGATGCCTATGGATTCGTATTCTTCCAAGCTCAAAATGGACAAAGGATAGTCCAAATATCCACCTGCAATGTTAGAACCGCCTTGCATGGTAGCAACGCGCACAAAGCCTGATTCAATCGTTAAGGGGCGCTCATAGTAGGCTGTAATGGTGGTGCTTGCAGCGGTTTGGCTTGGTGTGACGGTGTACGTACCACCTTCATTGACGTTGCCACCTGCGCCCGTGGTAAAGCCGACAATCCTTGTTCCTGCTGTAATGCCTGTGCCTGATAGCGTCATGCCGATATTGATGCCGCCTGCAGTAACACCGTTAGCAGGAACGGTCAAAACAGTTCCAGCAATCGAGCCGGTGAATGTCGCGCCTACCTGACCTGATGGGCCAATCGTGTATTGGACTTGATTTTGTGTGGTTTGGAAGATGATTTCGCTGCGGTAGAAAACCATCATGTTTTCATTTGACCATTGCGCCACCATGTCGTTGAGCATATCTAGCCCATCTTGCGCTTCGTCAGCCGTTGGCACTTCACCAGCGGCAACTGCGCCAATGTCTTTCATGGCTCGAGTGATAATGTCAATTGGCTGGGTCATGGTTTATTCCAATATTGGCAATTGTGCCGCTTTGTATGCCGCAACAACTTCGGGCGTATGAAGTGCAACGCAAATGGCTTGAACCTTAGCATCCTCGGCGCTGTAATCATCGCCAGGCGCAATTGCATGACGATGGAATGTGTTGCCACCTTCTACTGTATAGGTGCAAGTGCGTACTTGAACGCAACCGTTTGCAATGTGTTGGATTTGGTCAACAAGAGTTTGCTTTTGTATCGACATTTTATTTCCAATCAATTTCCAGCAGCCCAAGTATATGAACCCGATATAAACAATGCGCTGTTTGACGAATTAAGACTTGCCAAAGTAATTGCTGCTTCATCATTGCCACTTGTTGTTTGCACAATGTCTACATAGGTGGAATTACTTGCAACCCGTGCAAATGGAACACCAGTAAAAGTTAATTTATTTGCTGATACGGGTATACGATTGAATGCAACTGACCCTGTGTTTGTACGGCTAGTTAGCGGCAAACCACTAATTTGCAAATTTCCCGACCCACCTGTGTATGAAGTTATATTTAAGAAAATACTAAAATTGACTGTTGTTCCAACAACCTCATAGAATCCTTGTTGTCCATTTGCCGCATAAGTAACAGTAGGCGCACCGCCTGTTGAATTTAAAACAGGCGTAAAAGTTCCATAATCGGTATAGTAAGAACCATTCACAATACCAATAATGTCGCAAGTATTTGGTGTTGGATTGAAAGCAATGCCATCCATGATGCCCCTAAAGGTATCAGTTGTTAAAGCCGACCCTGTACCCATAACCCAACCAGTAGCTGATGATTCATAGCGAATATAGCCGCTTGCTCTGATTGGCGTTGCAGAATCATTTTGCAGAACAGCGCTTGTTGCATTTGTCCATATAGTCGCAAATATAGGCATATTGTAGCAATTAGGCGCAAGTGAATTTAAAAGATATACTCGCACCAATCTTGCATTAGCAACTGTCGTTAAATCCATGTGGCATTCGGAACTAAAACCCGTGCCCCTGAAACTATCTTCTGTTGAACCAGCTTGTCGAGCAAAACCTAAAAAATATTTACACGCTGCCGCCCAGCAATTACTCAATACATTCTGTTCAGAAAAGCCGCCGCCAGCATTTTCAAATCGAACGCCTTCTTGCAAAGAGTTAAAATTAATATCATCATAATTTACAAAGCAAGTGTTAATGTGATGAATTCCATACTGACCATTTGCAGCGCCTGTGCCAAGCAATTGAAATCCAGTCCATTTAGAATTTGTGGATGGGCTTGCGCCTTGGTGTTTTAGAATTGGGTTTGCACCAAGCCCTGATCCAGCTTTAATAATTGTTGCTTGCGAACCTTCGCCAACAATTTGTGGCACAACGCCATTTGTCGTGTTAGGGTTTACCGTCAATGTTGAATTGGTGAGATAAGTGCCAGCAGGAAAATATACAGTTTTTGGTGGCGTTGTATCTGCCGCACTAAAAGCCGCTTGAATAGCCGCAGCATCGTTTGTTGTTCCATCACCAGTAGCGCCATAGTCAATCACATTGACATATGCGCCTGTGATCATTGAATAACTAGCTTTAGTTAAACTCATGTTAATCCCTTAACTGATCTTGCGATGGTTGTTGGTATGTTGGATGATTCCATTCTTTAATGTAATCACCTTTTTCATTCAAATCATTTTGTAAAACAATAATTGTTTTAAAATCATTTTCTGTCAAATCAGGGTATATTTGCATTATTTTTTCATATAATGTCATTTATGTCCCCCTTAAATAAGCGCCACTCATTTGGCAGCAGGCAGTAGCGTTTGCATAGTTGAAATTAGGCGATGTGCCTGATATCAGGCCATACATTTCAATGGTATCAGTTGAACCATTGCAATAAACCACAGCACTTCCAGACAAAGTGAAATCAGTTCCAATTGAAAAATTGGTTTCAACAACTCTAATAAATGCAGAACCATTTTTATATATTGCAACAATTCCACCAGTTACTGTTACGCCATTAAACCTAATAGTGCAGTTTATTTGGTAATACCCTGCAACAGTCGGCGTAAAAGTTGATGATGCAAAATTGTTATTTGGGTCAAATTCTTCTGTATCTAATGTAACTTTGGTAAAAGTTGCACTAGAAATTGATTGATTTGAACTGTTTCTAGCACTAAAACTTGGCCCAAATGTTGTTAAACCAGTTCCTCCATTAGCAACAGGCAACGTCCCGCTGACATGAGTTGTAAGCCCGATCTTTCCCCAAGAAGGAGCAACACCAACGCCACCAGAGATAAGTGCATTCCCCGTGGCTACATCAGCAAGTTTTGCAAGGGTTGTAGTAGTGTCTGCATAAAGCAAATCACCCACCGCAAACGATGTTTGGCCAGTACCACCGGCTTTGGCTTTTAAAAATTGCGACCATTGCGGCGCTGTGCCGCTGCTAGTCATAACATAATCAGCCGTTCCAATGCCAAGTTTTGACAACGTTGTGCCGGTAGCAAAATAAAGCAAATCGCCAGTCGTGTAACTGGTCAGGCCCGTACCGCCAGCCGTGGTGGGCGTGGTTTTCCAGCCAATTACTTGAACAGCGTTGGCGTTGTCTTTGTAAAAAAGTTTGCCGTCTGTAATGTTGATGGCAAGCTCAGACCCTAACGTGCTGTTGGTCAAGTTGCCAGCAGATGGCGCAGTTGACGCCGTGCTGCTGCTGTAAAGCAGGATGGGGGTGTAGCCTGTTGCTGCCATGTTAGTTAAACATCACTTCAATTAGTGAAGTTGTTGGTGGGGCTTCAGAAAACAACAACGTTGTGCCTGTAACGGAATAAGTGTTTTTGTTTTGATAAACACCATTGATATAAACAAACGTGTAATTTTCACCCAAAGATGGTGAACTTAACGTAAAACTCAATGTTGAACCATTGCCAGTAAAATTTTGAACATTGTAGGAAGCCGCACCTGACCCAGTAATGTTGTCATAAGTTGATATCAACACATCAGTAGATGTATTTAAAACAAATTTATAAGGCGCTGCGGTCAACCATATTTCGCCGCCTGGAACTCTACCTGCTGAATTTAAAATTATTGGATTTGTGTGGGCAATGTTTCCAGCAGATGTTGTGTAAGTGGCTTGATTTGTTGTTGTGCCAGCAGCATAGGTGTAAATCTTGCCCCCCGACAGAACAGTTCCATCGTTGTTGAAAAATTGCCAACCAGCACCCCCGATAGGTGATAAAAATACAGCCATTTATAACTCCGGTGTAAAGACTTGTGGCAACCAAGGCGCGACCACAACTTTAGATTTATCTTGCGCTTGGACGTCCAAACGGGCTTCAACTTGCTCACCAATCTCAGCTTTGACCCATTCCAAAACCATTCCTTCAGTCACTTCTGAAAATGGAACGATCAGTTTAGGCTCTGCAAAATGCCACCAGCCTTCGGTTTCTACGCCGTTTTTTTCGCAAAAATAGCGTGCTGATGTGATAAGTCCGTTATCAGCCTCAATGTTCAGAATTTTCCACATCAGAAAGTGCCTCCTGCCACGCCACCTGTTGCGGTTAAAACGCCTGTGGACGGGTTGTATTTGAGTTTAGTGGATGACACCGTAATAGGCAAATTGCCTGTGCTGTTGGTGACGTAAGTGACGTAATAATCAGAATTTGTGCTGGTATTGTCGGTCACCGCCACGTTGTTTGCGTTGGTTGCGGTTGTTGCTGTAGTCGCAGAGCCTGCTGACCCGTCAATGCTTGTGCCTGTCAAGGTTTGGCTGGCGCTGGTGCGGTTTAACGCTATGCCGGTTGTCCCGATATAGACCGTAGAGTTGCCCAAAACACCGCTTGGAATCGTGCCTGATAGCTCTGCAGCAGGTAGGCTTGTCAGACTAGCGCCAGACCCACTAAACCCTGTGGCGGTTAAAACGCCGGTAGATGGGTTGAATTGGTATTTTGTGGACGCCACATATTCTGTGGACAAATTGCCTGTAGTCTGATTAGCAAATAACGGATACCGCACCGCATTGGTGGTGGTATCGTCAGTTACCGTGGCATAAGCCGTAGGCGTCACCCATGTGGGTGCTGATGCGCCGTTGGACTGCAGAACCTGACCCGCCGATCCAGTTGATCCCGAAGCCGCCAAGGTGCTGCTGAAATCAATCGTGGTGAATTTGCCGGTGGATGCTGTAGTTGCACCAATCGACATATTGTTGATTGTTCCCAAATTGGTCGGCGCAATCTCAATTGCACCTGATCCTGTGGGTTTCATGTGGACATGGCCTGTCCCTGTCGGGCTAATGTCAATTTGAGCATTAGATCCATTCATGTTTGTCGAAACATTTAGCGACAAATTGTCGCCACCACCACCGCCCCATTGCAATTGTGCTGTGCCTGTAGCGTTTCTTAATGCGCCGCCTGCGCTGCTGGCGGCATCAAAATAAGGGCTGACAAACTTGGTGGTTGCGGTCACAGTCGTGCCTGTGATTGTGTTAGCTGACGTCCCACCGATAGCAGGAGGGCTAGACAAATCTAAAGAGCCGCCCAAGGTAATCGTGCCGGTGGTGGTGATTGTGCCGCCTGTCAGGGTAATGCCGCTGACTGAACCGCTAGTTCCAACTGATGTGACTGTCCCTGTGGTGGGCGTTGCCCAAGTCGGCAGTCCTGCAGCCAAAGTTAACACTTGACCGTTAGAGCCTGGCGCTAAAAATGTAGTTGTATCAACGCCGCTTTGATAAGGCACATATCCCGCTGCACCGCTTGACAGATTGCTTGCCTTGCTTGCGGTGGCTGCATTTCCAGTAATTGAACCGGAAATAGGGTTCGTTACAGTTAAATTTGTCAGAGTTCCTAGACCTGTGATGCCTGAATAAGACCCCGAAACACGCGCAGTATCAATCGTTCCTGTGGTGATTTGATTGGCATCAATTGCTATGTTGACATTCGCTGCGGTGGTGATTTGGCCTTGTGCATTAACGGTAAACGTGCCAACGGCTGAAGCAGACCCATACGCCGTTGCGGTAACACCTGTATTGGTGATGCTGAATGTGTTGCCTGTTAGGGTTAACCCTGTACCTGCCAAATAAGAGCCTGCGCCGCTAAATTGCGACCAAGTGATAGGGGTAACATCAATTGTGCCACCACGGTTTGATGTACAAACCCATCCTGTGTCGGCTAATGTCGTCCCTGACTCGATAAAAGTGAAAGCACTTGGCACTTCTGCCCATGTGTTCATGTCAGCAGATCGCGCCCATGCACCAGCGGCTGCGACATAAATGCCGTTGAACTGACTAGACGTTTGGTTTTTAACCAAAATCCTGTCGCCTGCAGTCAACGTGCTAGTCCAATCGCCGTTTCCTTGTACGCCAAGACCCGATAAAGAGATATTTCCTGTGGTCGAATAAAGGCAGGATGCTTTGACATTCAAACCTTGCGCGACAGAATCTACATAGGATTTGTTGGCTATGTCATTAGCAGCCGTGGGCAAGGTCGAAATTTGACCTGTTGTGATGCTTAGATTGTTAAAAACAGCGTTTTCAGGGCCATAAAAAGGCGTACCAGCAGGCCCGACAAAATACTGCAGGGCAAAGGTCGGCTCGGGCGAAAAAACGCCCTGAACCGGCACAAAATTGATGGTCTGAGTGACCGCTGTGGTCATTATTTACTCAAAGTAAATAGTGCAACTGACAGTTCCACCAATGACTACATAAATGCCAAACTCGGTATTGATGCCATCATAAAAATTGTAATTGGTTGCTGCTACAGGAGTAAAAGTATCAATCACTTTTAAGCTAGTCGCTGGCGTTTGTTGGTCATAGATGGTAATGGTAGGAGTGCTGCTTGCTGCACTTACCATGATGCCTTTGATTTTTCCTGCTTGATTTTTAATCAAAGTGTTGCTGGAAATCTGTGCGTAATTGGACATGACTATTCCTTTCAGTCATCAAATTATAGACTTGCAAAAAAGAAAAGCCATCCCTTTTGAGGATGGCCTTCTTAGTTATTTCATGCTGGTTTAGGGCAGGAAAGTCAGGTCGTAGCCGTAGATGAACACATCAGCGGTTGCGGCTGCACCTTGTGGGGTGGTACAACGAATATACAGGGGTGTGCCTGTAATCGAGTTGGTAGAAGTTGCTGCTGTCACCACAACTGCGGTAGTCGAGTTGTTACCCGACAAAGCGTAAGCAGATTTTACTGCTGTGCCTGTAGCACCTGCGCCTGTGTACACAGCCAATTGTGCGGTGGTCAAGCTGATGCTTGCGTTGGCAACAATGATGCTTTGTACGCTGACATTCCCTGCAACCAAGATGGGTGCAATTGTGTCGGCGACCAAGTTCAGGTTTACACCTTGGGCAGAGGCAATCAAGCGCAAGGCTTGGTTGGTTGCCAAATTACTTGGGTGGTTTGTAGTGGTGGATGCTGCGCCTGGATTAGACATGATCTGTTTCCTTTCTTAGTTAAGCTGCGACACGGCAGGCAAGTTCAGGGTATAGGGGCGCCCAGCCATACAGAACGTCCACACGGGTAGGAATGGAATCGTTATTAATGGTGTACTGACGTACCACACGCATAGACAGACCAAGTTCCTTGTCGGAAGCACGGCCTGCAAACACCACGCCATCAGGCAGTTCCAAGTCAGCGGTAGCCAAAGTGAAAGCATTTTTGTGCATCACGATGTTCTGTGGGCTGACAGTACCTGTCTTGTTGAATGGAGTCACTACAGCAGATGCGCTGGTGGTTGTCACGGTCACGTTTTGGAACTGGCCACCAGTAATCACGGCAGGGCTTACGGTCACAGAAGTTGTGCCTGAAGTTGCTACGGTCACGGCTTGAGTCACCACGAAGTTACGCAGCTTACCCGAACCGTAAGCAGAACGGTTTTGTGGGTTGACAGCGAAAATGCCAGCGATTTGAATAACGTCACCAACTTGCAGACCAGCGGTAGCGGTGGCTGCGGTCAATGCGATAGTGGAAGTTTGCGCCCAACCTGTAGACAGGAAACCTGTGCCGGTGGCGGTATCGCAAGACAGGGTGGCAGTAGCGTATGAACCAAATGTTTGATTCACAACGTTCTGATCCATCTTCCAGTTCATGCCTGCAGAGTCACGACCCATCAAGCCTTTTTCGTACTGCTGACCAATGCGGTCAGATGGCACAAACAGACCTTTCAGGCTGTCCACGATGGTTGCGCCGGTGAAAGGCTCAACGATACATGAACGGCGGCCATCTCGGGGTGCGCCTTCAGCATCCAAGTAAGCACCTGCGGTCAGGTAAGTCAGCAAGGATGTGGGGGGTGTACCGGCAGTACCAACGATGTTCGCTGTGCTGTTTTTAGCCATTGTCAAACCGTCAAAGTCAATCTTGTTGGCTACGGCAGCGACAGCGGGTTTCAAAACACGGTCAGAGAACATATCCAAAGACAGAGCCAAATCCTGTGTAGTGAATTGGGTGTCAACGTGGAACTGTGTGGACAAGGTAACAGGTACGCTGGTTTCGTTGAAGTCTTCAACGTTCAGCGCAGGGCCTGTAGTACCGATAAAACGACCTGGACGGCGAACGTTCAGGGTGTTACCGATTTTTGCGCCGCTAACGGCAAATTGGTCATCATAGTTACGTTCGACTTCGCTAGAGAAAGTCAATTCGTTTTCCAAGACCATCAACGCTTCGTTGGTGATCATGGAGATGGTAAGTAAATTGTTACTCATTTCAAATCCTTAATTAAAAAAATGGTTTTAGCGGATTCGCCCTGCCAAACGTGCTGCTTTCCAAGCTTGATATGACCCATGAAATTGACCATCGCTAGTCAAGGCCACATCACGACCATTGGCAGCCGATTTGATTGGGTTTATCGGCGCTGGCGCTTTACTTTTCCCAACAACAGGTTTGGCTTCAGTCTTTTCGAACTGTGCCTCAAGTTTCCCAATAGCTCTCAAAGCGCCTGTAACGGTCATGCCCTGCAGTTTTTCAGCAATATCAGGGTTTTCAGCCAAGTGATAAAGGATTCGTGGCCCAACTTCTGATTCAAAGATAGCGTCACGCACTTCGTTGCTCACCACAACGTCAGCAGACCCTACCATGTCTTCAAAATCAGGCATTTCAGACTTGGCTGCTTTAACACGGTCTGACCAAGTGTTGATCACTTTTTGGCGTTCCGCTTCAGCTTTTGCCTGAGATTCCCTTATCTTTTCCTCTTGTAAACGCTGCTCTACCTTGTAGTCTGTCAATGCTTTCGCATATTCAAACATATCGCTAAACTGTTCGGGTTTAGGTTCTTCAGAAATGTCAGGCGCTTTAGGTTGCACCTTGGTTTCAAGTTCCCTTAACCGTGCTTCCAAAGCTTCCCTTGCTTCACGTTCCCGCTTGGCTTCTGCCCTAGCTTCTTCGCGTTGCTTGGTAATATCTGAAAACCGCTTTTCCAACTTAGGATTCTTTTTTTCCTCTGTTGCTGTCGCTTCACTCTCAGCTTTTGGCTCACTCTGACTAGACGATTCTGCCGGCTCTGTAGGAGTTGTCTCAACTACAGCCTCGGCAGGCGCACGATCAGCTAAACCCATTTTTTTAGCATTGAACTCAGCTAAATTTTCACTTGTCACCACATTAGCGGCGACTTTTGGTTGCGCTTGTGGCGCTTCCTGAACTTCCGACATTGAGTTACCTCAAAGAATTAACCCCATGAACCCATGGGTAGGTGAATACATATTACATCAAATTGCTTTGCTGAACAAATGGGCTTGCGCCTTGGCTTATATCCATAGCTGCAGCTTGGGCATAAGCGGCCTGTTCTGCATTCAATCGGTCAATTTCCATCAGCAATTGGTCAGGCGGCATTTTTGCCAACAGAATTTTGACCAAAGCCTCAATTTCTGTTTTGTTTTGGCTGGTAATTGATCGAGTATTTTGGTCGTTGACCTTTACCTCTGCAATGGTTTCGGTGTTGTGTGCCTTGGCAGTCACATCCATGAGTTTTCTGCGGGTAGCGCCTTCTTCTTTAATCTGTGCCACTTGCATACGATTGTTAATTTCCAACCCTGCGGCTTGTAATTGCTGCTGAAGTTCCTCAATCATCTTTTGGGATTGAGCCAAACGCATTTGAATTTCAGGCGGTATATCTGATTTTTCATCAATCTGCGCCATTGGGTTCAAGGCAGCCAAACGGTCAGCAATGACATCAGCGCCAGGGAAATCCATATTCCTGAACACCAAATCACCGGCAATATTGAACAGTTCTTGATTGCCTGTAAGCAGGGGCATCATGGCTTCCACCGCTTGTTGGCGTTTGGATTGGAAGCCTGGCCCTGTGTCCATCACCACATCGTATTCGCCAACGGTCACGTCATTCAATACTTGGTCGGTGGCTATGCGCTCGTTGATGATGGTCATGTCCGGCTGCCCATCAGAGCCAATAATACGCATGACCCTTTGGGTGTCGTAAATCTTGGGTATCAAATCCAAGATGATTTTGCCCGTGTGCCTAATGCTGCGGGTCATGTTGTCGTAAAAGTGGAAGTTGGACAGGTCAACTTGTGCCTGCTGACCCATCAAAGCCTTGCCTGAGATATTACCGCTAGGCAGTTGGTTGGGGTCTAATATGCCCAAAACCATCTGTAGGTCGGCAGAAATGGCGGCTGCGCTTTCCATGATGCCTGCAGGTGGCGGCTCGGGCTGCAATCTTTGTGGCGCAGGAGCAGGCACACCTTCGATGTCTTTTTGCTTGTAACGCAGGACAGGCATTGACTTGATGTTCGCCATTGCCCATTCGTTTTCATGGCCTTCGTCTTGACCTTCTGCAAGCAGCCATTTGGCTTTTGGAGCTAACGCCACGGATTCGGTCATGGATGTGCGCCAAAAGTTGTACATCCGTTGCGGGTCTTTAGCGAATCTGACCAATCCGTATTTCTTGCGTTTGTCGTCCACAATAACCTGTGCGCCGTAGCAGGGCACAACAGGAATGTATTTGCCTGCCCACGTCTTTTCTTCTAAGACTTCCATAGCGGTCATCTTGGCCCATTTCACGGCTTTACGGAATGAATCGCGCTCATCCAGCACGGTCAGACCTGCAGCTTCAACCCTTTCAAAAAACCTGTCTGAATCTGCAAATGACGTTGTGCCATCACTTAAAAGATACAGCTTGGCACGTTCGCGCTCAATCCAAAAGTATTCTGCAAGTCGGATGTCTTCTTTGGTAATCCATGCGGCGCTGTCATCACCAGTTGAACGTTGCTGAAAGTTAGCCCCATCATCTGCGCCTGGGTACATTTCTCTGAACACTTTTTTATCCAACACGGTTGTAATCAGGCAACGTTCAGCGTCTGAGCCATCAGGCAAGATGCTGTTAGGATCAAAATAAACGGTGAATGGGTTTTCTACAGGGTCAATGTAGATTTCCTGATCGAACGAATCTTCCCGCACATAACGGTAATTGACGCGCCAATAACCCCAACCCATCCTTACGGCATAGTCAAAAGCCGTGTCATAGGCTGTGTCAGCATTGGAGTTAATCTCGATATGGCGAGTGATGCCCTCAATGACTTGGGCAATTTTGTAATCAGCCAAGTTATTTACAGGATGAACTTTGATCCTTGGGCGCTGCTGTCTTTGTTGATTTGTCACCTGACGGATATAAGCATCAATCTTGTTGATGGTCAGGCAAGGGCGTGATTCCAAGTTGCGGCTATTCTGAATCTCAACAGGCCATTGCTCACCGGCTGCAAACTTGACATCCTGCAGAGCTTCGGCGCGGTTGGTTGAATCAGAATCATTGACCAAACGCCAAAATTTGATGGCTTCGGTGATTTTGCTGTTAGTGGTGTCTTGATATGCCATGATTTATCCCATCCATGAGCCAGCGGTTGCAATAAGCTGTTTTTTGCGTTTAACAGGTTCTTTGATCATAAGGGCAATGTACCTGAATGCGTCAGCCCCATGCGAGTAATGATCATGCAAGGGCGTTCGGCTGAATTGTTTGGTGTCGGGGTCAACGTCATACCGATAGTGCCGCAAGCAGGTCAATCCATCGGCAGCGTGTTCACGGTCAAACCAGCAATTAGGAAATATGGTTCGGGCTGCGTTAATAGAGTCCACAATCGGCACTCTAGGCAAGATTTGGGTTTTATATCCTGCTGCCCTCACAATGTCGTCAATACTGCGCCCTGCTGCTGCCAATGTCTTGTTCTCAGCGTCATGGGGTAGCCAAATCGTGTCGTAGACATATCCATACGTTTGCATGGTTGCCAAGTAGTAGCTGATCGTCTGTTGGCTATCTTCGATGTACCTAATCAGGCGGGTTTCCATGCCTACATACTGAAGAAACCAAATGGCTGTGCTGTCCGACCATCCCAAATCAAATACCGCATGGACAGGTTTGGATGGGTCGTAGGGCACTCGCGTAATGCGCCCATCCTTTTCGGCCTGCTGCATTTCTTTGGCAAAGATAGCCCCATCTACCGTCTGCCTGCATAGCCCTTCCCAAACTTGGTTGTAGGCCTCTTCGTCTCTTTGCTTAAGTGCGTCTTTTTCTAGGCGCAAGGTTTCGGGAAACCAAGGGTTGTCGTACCAATTCACCCTCATGGTGATGCAATCTTGTGGTGGGTTGGCCACAAATCTTTGGTAGGTTTCATCCGTTTCTAGCTCGGGGTTGAAGCTAACCCATATTTCTGAGCCTTCTTTACGAATGGTCGGAATCAGGATGTTCCAACTCAAACGGCTAATGCTTTGCGCTTCCTCGCACCAGCAGATGTCTATGCCTTCGTAACTTTTTACATTCGCCACATTGTTCTTCAGGCCAACAAAAGAGAATTCTGTGCCGTTTTTGCCCCTAATGCTGGCTTGGGTGATTTCATAAAAGTTCAGCAGCCCCAGGCTTTCGATTTGGTCACACAGCAGCTTGTGTACCGAATCCCTCATGGAAGTCATAAATTCTCGGGCGCAAAGAATGCGTATGGGATTTTTTGCCCCAAGAATGAGTAAGGCTCTAGCTATGCCCCAACTCTTTGCTCCACCCCTGCCGCCATAACAAACTTTGTAGCGGCTTTTCTTGAACAGACCTTCCAGCTTGATTGGGAATTCTGCCCTTGCTATTGCGTCTTGGACATCAGTCATTCGGGCTTGACGAATGTGACTTGGATGCCTGACAGTAGGGGCGTTCCATCAGCGTTCTCTACGCTTACGGCTTGATGGGCTTTACCGTCCATTCTGTCCATGATTTCTTTGATTGCCCAAGGCTCGCCTTCTTCGGCCTTTTTTACTAGGGTGTCTGCAATAGCTCTTAGGCGGTGTGGCTCTTGCGTCAGAACAAGGCGCAACTTGTCATAGAACATTCTGCTTTTGGCAGCGTTCTGATTGCCTTGTTGTCCACCTCTTTCAGCCATTCGTGTCGAATCCTAAGTATTTGTCGCTAAATTACTTTTTTGACTTAGGCGCAGGCTTTTTATGCGCTTTTTTCTCAGCTTCACGTTTTACAGAATAGGCAATAGCCACCGCTTGCTTGGGTGGTTTGCCTGCTTCTATTTCTTTTTTGATGTTGGCTTTAAGAGCCTTCGGTGTCATTGATGCTATCAGGGGCATTTGTTTTCTCCTGTTGAAGCCAATTCGTTAACTCTTGGATTGCACCGCTGATCTGAAGCAGTACAGCTTCATGTTGTTTGGCTGTGCTTCTTAGTTCCTCTATGCGCTTTTCAATCTGTTGGGGGGTCATTTTTTGCCTCTAGTTCTTTAAGCTGTCGAAATAAGGCGGCAGCTTGTGCCACCGCCTGATCTCTTTGCTGCTCAAGCATTTCGACCAAGAATTGAACTTCAGGGTCAGGGTGCTTGATCATGCTGTGGTTGTACACATGATGTAGTAGGTTGTCCCTGCGTCATCCACAAACTTAATGCTGTGGGTTTGAGTAGGTGAACCGATTTTTGCAGCCAAAACACCGCCTACGGCAGGTGCAGGCATATTCAGGAAGTTGCTGATCTTGACGGTGTTGGTGTTGGTCACACGCATAAAGGCAGCAGAGCCTGGCAATGTAACGCCGCTTGCAAAGTTGGTGTCCAGTTGCAGGGCTGCGAGTGTGCCGCCAGGTGCTGCGGTTGTGCCGCCGATAGTGGCGCGAACTGCGTTTGCTGCGCCGCTGATAGAGCCGCCTTGCATTTCGCAGCTAAAGTGTGCGCCGTTGATAGTTCCTGCGGTGGCGGCACTTGTGCCTGTCACCACAGAAAAGCCACGCATGGTTTCACCGCTACCTGTGCTGCTGAATGTAAGTTTTTGGTAAGTCAGGCGGGTGTCGCCACTTGTGGCGCTGGTGGTGGCGTATGCGCCGTTGATGATTCCGCTGGACGTGACAGCAACTGGAGTAGTGCTGTTACCTACCTGAACGGATACGAATTCGGGGTCTGCGTATGCTACGCCGGTTGCAATGCTATTTGACATGATGTTTCCTTTATTACTTCCAAAAGTTTAACAATTCCAGCTTTTAAGAGCAGCTTTTGCCCTCTCTGCTGGGCCTTTAGAGTGTTTTACCACTCCTTCCATTCTTGCACAAAATGATGCTTTTCTGCCTGCGTCTGCTTTGGTTTTTGGGTTTGGTGCAGGCGGTTTTAGGTTTGCGTTGTTCTTTTTGTTGTATTCGGCACGACCTTTAGCGGTCATTCCTGCGCCTTTGTCGGTAGGGTTGTAGTTTTTGCCCTTGCCTGTAGTGGTGTGGGCAATCGGTTTGTCGTGCTTTTTAGTGGCCATGATTATTTCTTCTTGGCGGTTTTGGCAGACTGTTTAAATGCCTCGGCAGTCGGTGCGCCTTTTGAACCTGGCGTTCTCATGCGTTCAGGGGTCTTGCCTGCAGCTTTTTGGCGTTCAATGCGCTCTTGCTTGGCATGGATTGAAGCGTACAAACCTGGGTCACCTGGTTTTTTCATTTGTAAGCCCCTACAGATAAATTTAACGATTCATCGCCTAAAAACTTCACAACATCAGCGCACATTTCATAAAACTGATCAAACGTAAAGTCCGACTTCATGCGATTGATTGCCTGACATACCAATATCGTGTTTTCAGGCGTGTAACCAATTGCGCTATTTATACGCTCAATTGAAACCGTATCCAATCTTCCAGCATCAAGTGACATCGGACGACCACTATACGCACAAATCTTAGCTTGGTTATTCCAACAATCAACCACATCTTGTATGGTTAATGTAAATTCTTGACCACGCTTTTGTGCGCTTTTACTAGCGTTTTGTAAAAAAACCTTTGCCCTGCCTTCAATTGTAGAATTATTTTTAACCCTAGCCTTTTGGTTACCTATTCTGCAACAGCTTTTGCACCAACTGTGATAACCATCAACGGTTTGATTGTGCTTAAAAAACAAATCATACGATTTGCTTTCTTTGCAACGAAAGCATTTTTTCATTCTTCCACAACGGCGCAAATGTCCGCTTCTTGAATGATTTGATACATCTGACCATCAATCATGTGGGTGGGCCACTTTAGATAGTCGCCATTCCCATATTTGATGAAGTCACCAATTCGGGTTTCTGTCACCAATGGGCCTACAGATACAACTGTTCCCTCATTAAAAGGCTCTTTGTTGTCCACATGGATGATTTCGGACAATGTACGCACTTGGGGGCGTACTACCACACGGTCACGCAGCGGTTTCAGCATTTTTAGGCTTCCTTCCCCTGCGTTTTTCGGTCACTTGGTCGGTGGTGATGTCATACACCTTCAAAGGCAATACTTCAATTGCCCTGATGGTGTGTTCACCGCACCAATCGGTTTCATGTTTGTTGTGCTGTTCAGGAAATCTCCTGCAAACACCCATGATTTGCATACTTCTAAAGTAGGCGCAAGTTTTACAATAATTCTCAGCCATTCAAACTACCTTTTGTTTGGTTAGAAATCCCTTCGGTCTGCACACCGTTGGGGTTTCGCTTTATTGACAGGATTTGCGATCGTGTGTGTAGCAAACGCCATTCATGCGTCCACCCTCAAACTTCATGTCTTTGCCGGTTTTATTGGTCATAGCGTCAGGAATGCGCTTTTTAGCCATGCCTTCTTCGCCTGATTTCATGTCTTTGGCAGGGCTGCCCTTCATCATGAAAGCATTGCCGTATTTTCCGTTGAACTTTTCCATAAATCACCTCAAGGTTAGTAAGTAAAGAGTTGAATTGATTAAATCTGCAATTTCATCCACCAAGTTTTGCAATTCCGTGTCTTGGGGGATTTCTTGCCTTGCTTCCTCTACAAAACCCTTGAGTTGGGTCAAGTAGTCTGTTGGGCTTTCCTGTGGCTGATGTAGCTCATCAGGAAAACGCTCCATGCGGGTGTTGTAGCGGCCTTGGTAGCTTTCTGCAAGCTGGTCGGCTAGGTCAACAATCTTGGGGTAGAACTTTCCTAGTGCTTTATGCACAGGATATTCACGGGTCTGTAAGTGCTGAAAATGCGTAATCGTCCCTGCGTGAAACAGGGTCGCAATAAATTCCGCAACTTCGGCATTTTTCATGTGTTGCACTATATCAAAAAAGCGGGGGGCGCAATACCCCCCTTAAGATGTGGCAACTGCTAACCACTAGGTAATGGTACATCAGCAGGCCATAACCCACGTTTACAAAGTAGAAAAACCGTTGATCTGTGGGCGTTGTTCCACATGATTTGTCTATCTAGCTTGCTGAGATTCTTGCCTTGGTCTATTTCATAGTGGCAATTTAGGCAAAGCGCAGCCACCAAGTTATCGTCAGCCTTTACGCCTCTGCCTTTGCCGCCACCCCAATTGCTGTGTGCCGCCTGCACCATGTGTTCCGCACCGCAATGTTGGCAGGGTAGCTCTGTCACCAGCTTAAGCAGCTTTCGGCTTCTTACGTACTGGTGCTTGGGAATCATAAAAAACTTACTTGTTCTTGTTTTTGCGGTTCAGGCTCAAACAGTTGACCTTGGGCTACAGCTTGCTCTATGCGCCTGCAGGCAATGTCAAAGTATTTTGTCTCACGCTCTATGCCTATGAACTTTCTACCCATTTGGATAGCTGCCACGCCTGTTGTGCCGCTACCCATAAATGGGTCAAGGATGGTTTTAGGATTTCCCGCTTGTTCAATGCACCATCGCATTACTGCGATTGGCTTTTGAGTTGGATGTTGTTTTTCGTCTTTTAATGCCAACACTCTTGGATAGTTAATCCTTCTTGACGCTTTTTGTTGATTTGTCCATGCAAGTTCAAAATCTGCTAAAGAAAAACCATCTTGCCCTTTATCCCAAGAAAGCCATTTCATAGATGGCGGCAACCAATCAGTAAAATAATTTCCACCCCAAACAATAATTGTTTCACCAAGATGCAAAAATAAATCAAATGTTTCTTTTTTTGGGCGTTCTTTATCCCATTCTAATTTTCCAAATTGATTCCAACCATTTTTTGCATCATGTTTGCTTTCATGGTAAGAACCTAAAATTCCATAAGGCGGGTCAGTAATCACCGCATCCACCTTGTCTAAAGTCTGCAGAATGTCCATGCAGTCACCCAAATACAAGGTTGCGTCACCAATTTGAACTTTCATTGGTGAGATTTGTCCTGCATTCGGTTATTGGCTTGCTGAGTGCGCCAAATCTCTACGTCTAGCCTTGCTGCTTCCAATTCCCACCGCAGGGTTTCTTCCTGTTCAATTGCCGCAGCCAAGCCTTTAAGAAGCTGTTGATAACTTGGGTCGGCATAGGCTTCACGCTCTTGTGCGTTGGCGGCTTCATAGCCCATAGTCAGGGCTTCCTTCATTAGCAGGGCTTTTTTGGATTTCCTAAATTCTTCAAGGTACACGCGCTGCGCTTTGGCTGCGCCGTAGGCGGGTGCTTTGTCTCTAATGTCTTGCGTCTTTTGCTCAATCATTTAATCACCCCTAATGCTCTTAAAGCCGCTTCAGGCCCGTCAACAACAGAAATTGGGCCTTGCCATGTCCCATGAAATTTAATTTGGTCTTCTGTAAGTTTTTGGCGTGATGGTGATTTGTTGCCATCTTTAACCTCCATCAAAAGGTTTACACCCTTGAACGAAACCAATAAGTCAGGTACGCCTTTGCCAACGGCAGCCAAGGATTGAACCGTAGCGCCAGCGGCACGTAGAGCCGAGACAACCTGGATATGGTTGGCATCAACCTTCGCCGCCCTCATGCCTCAGCCGATTCATTCTGCTCCGCAGGTCGGCTAATGCCGATTCCCCACGAAACTTGGCTATGTCGGATGACATTTTTTGCCACCACGCTCGGGCATCGCCCATTTCCATCATACGTTTTCTGTATCTCCTCATCCATTCTCTTGCCTCGCAATCCCTCATGTGTTCTATCTGCTCTTGCGTCACCTACCATCTCCAATGCTTTCAATACGATTTGTGGGGAGTAATTTGTACCATCTTTGACCCGATCAAGAATGGCATGGGCTTGGTAGTAGTTCATTTTTCGCGCTTTGGATATGGCTTTAAAAGATGTGAAATGGCCGCCAAATGATTGCGCTCAACGTATTTGCCACCACGAAAAGCAAAATATCGGCCTTTGCTGTGTTGCTTGATTTTTTGGACATGGGGAAAATGTTTTTTTATGTTGTCTAACTGGGTGTTTCCACAAACAGCCCTGATGCTTCTAGATGTCCAAATCTTTCCATCAATCAGCCAACCATCTCTATCTAGCTTTCTGCTTTTTACATTTGGATTACCGTCACGCATAGAACCAACGTAATGAAAACCGCAGGCTTGGTAAATTGTTCCGATTTCACCCGCAGATTCATCAACCGTTGATGTAACAACTTCGTATTTTTCGGGCAACAACTTCATGCTTTGGCGAATCAGCTTACTTGCGCTATGTGGGTGCGCCCAATGAACACAAGCGCCACGGCTTAACAAAATCATCTTGCCTTCAAATCCGTACTTGCTCCAATCTGCACCCGCCAATCCTTTTTCCCGTGTAATTTTTCCAAGGTTTTCAGAGTATTCAGGGCCGTAACAAACTACGCCAGCGCAGAAGCCATTAAAAAAAATGCCGTAGGTGTGCCATACAACAGCAGGCATACAACCAAGCCATTCGTAATCAAGAATAATTTTCTCTGCAACTTTGTAGGGAACTTCTTTGACCTCCGCTTTTTTGATGTCAACGTTAATTCCCTCCCACCAGTTGCCCAACAAATCTGAATCTAAATTTTCCTGCTTTCGCTGTTCACGAATTTGCTTTTGCCAAGAAGTTGTGTTATCCAGCAAAAAATTCATACAACCCTCAAGGCTTCACGCCATGCCTTTTTCTGAATCACGCTTAATTTTTGGCCAGTTTCTTCACGGTTTTTGAGCTTGTGCGCCCATGCCTTTGGGTCTTTAGGCGCTTTGAATGCTTCTAAAACGTCTTTAATGGTCTTTTGAGGCGTTTTTTTATAGGGGTCTAGGGGTAGGTAGCCACTCTGCTCAATTTTGCCTTTAAACGTCTCTAATGTGCCCATCACAACTTTGCTTTTTAGCCATTCCGTGATTTTTGGCCAATCATGTGATTCTGACCATGCGTGATGGCTGCAGAGCTTCATGCCTTTGTCAACCGACCATTCCATCGGGCATTCAAACGCGCTGCAGAGCAGGTCAAATTTGTCAGGCATTTGCGCCTGTTCGTGCTTTTGTTTGGCTTCGTAGTAGCTCATGTTTGCTCCTGATGGTATGCACCTTCAACAATTCGGGGGAATTTGCTTGCCGTGAAAAGAAACTCAAAGTTGGCTTTCCAATCTTTTGATCTTCCTGTCAGAAATTTGGATTTGCCTACATAAACAAAAAACCAATCAAAAAACTCTAACCCTCTATCCCTGTCTAGCTTGTCGGCAGAAACCACATCACGCCATCTTGCCGCCACCAAACGCTTTCGGGAATCGCTGACCACGGTTACTCGAGGAAGCATTGGCAAGCGGCTGTTGTACAGGTCAACAATTTCAGCAATTGGCGCTGATGGCGTTTTCTCGCTTGGCGAGACAACAAGAACCGTAGGTTCAGTATTTATTAGTTCTTGGTTTATGGTTATTGGTTCTTGGTTAGGTGGCGCTTCGTTTACGCCTTGTGCACGATTCGTTCTTTTTTCTTTACGTTTCGTTTCACGTTCTATAGCGATTCGTTTATTTGTTTGTGATTTAGAGTGGTACTCAAGCAACTCTTGCAAGATGCGGTCTTGAACATATTGACCATCTTTATCCAACACAAAAAACCTGCTCAACACAAACTTTACCGCCTCAATTTCAGCCTCCGTAGATGCCCAAGTCCATTCAAGGGCTTGTTCTAACGTAGGAAAAACCTCACGGTCATAGCACGAATCAATAAGAAGCGTGTACGCTCCGTGCTGCAGCATGGTCAAACGACCTGCTTTCTTGGCATAGTCGCCAAGATTTCTTTTGTAGTAATGCAAATTTTTCTCCGCAAACTCCCTGAAAAGAAACGGACGGCAGGGGGGGAGTACCCTTTTCGGTTAGGAGATCAGGCCCAACCTAGCCGTGTTTCAAACTCAAATACTAAACCATTCAGGTTTCAGCACCATTAACTGATATAGCCTACCTTGCGGCAGGGCTTTCCATTGCCACACAGCACCTCTAGACACGCCTAATAGACGGGCTAAAGCTGATTGTGACCCTGCAAGGGTGATGGCTTGTTCTTTTGTCATGTGTGAATTTTACTACACATTAAAAAAAAACAACAAATTAGGGTTTATCCCTACCCAAAAGTCTTGTTGTCTGTTTAGATGCCTATACAATATCAATCAACCCGCACACATTGCAGCGGTCTTTTTAGGAGTAAGCATGATGACAAACACAACACAGAAACAAGACGTACACGGTGCTGTACGTATTGGCGGGGGCACTAAATTGCATCCTGCCGTAATAGACGCTCACTACGGCTTAACAATCCGTTGCTCATGCCCAGGCACACAACAAGGTGCGGCTTATCACAAAGCACGGTTTTTTCAGGGCGTGCAAGGCAATTGCAAACGTTAAACCCACGGGGGCTTGGGCCCCTATCTTTAGGAACAAAAATCATGAAACAAAGTTACGTTGTCGAATGGAATCCAACCCACACCGCTGATGGTTGGTCACGCATGGAATTCACTTCCATTACCAAAGCCCTGGGCTTTATTTCTTTGATGGCGAAAAAAGGTTGCCATTGCCAAATCTTCAAAGCATAAGGAGTACACCATGTTCGAAATTCAAGGCCCATATCCCAATCAGAAAAAGCGCAAGGTTGACCGCATCATTGTCTGCCTTACCTTGGTTGCTTTAGCAATCGTTGCCCTCGACCTTTTCCTGTGGAGGCCGTAATGATGACTGCTAACCAAGTAATTGCCAACATATCAGCCACGGCTTACCGTATGTATGCAGGTCAACCTGCAGAAGACCGCCTAGCCTTTCAGGTAGGAATGCTGGAGTCAAAGATTCGTGAATACGTTTACCTTTTGGACAGCATGAAGCAGGAAATCCAAGACGTTATAGAAATCTTGGAGGACTGATGCGAGTGATTACCTACCCCCTACTCTGCTGGCTGGCTGTAATCACCACAGGTTGCAGCACATTTCAGCCCAAGCCACCCAATCAGGAACTGGTTGTGGATGCCCGTGTAGCTCCTATGGGCCGCAATGAAGTCATAGATGCCGTTAAGCAATGCGAGACATCAGGCTTACGGGCTGTGCCTCTGTATGCCAAGCGGCAAATAGGTGGCTATTCCGTAGAAACGGTAATAGAAGTCACTTGTGGCCCTAAGTATGTCTATTGATATGTCCCAACAACAATTTTTTGAAACAGTACAACTGCAGGAACTTTATGAAACAGATAGCAACAGCTTTAGTCAAAGCCCAAAAACAATTTGGGCCTGCCCTCAAAACCAATACCAA